CATACCGCATTATCGTGGGATCTCGGTAACGATGGGACGCGAGGATTGCGGGATTAAAATTGAAACCTTGGAGATAACAGAATGAGCAATCCAGATTGGACAGAGGCACCGGAAGGCGCGACGCATTACGACTGCATTGCAGATGTTTTCTGCACGGTTGACGGTTGGTGGCATAAAAATCAATATGTGCCGGTTGAAAACAAGGACTGGGGAACCGACCGCTACACGCCGCGCCCTGTAGAAGCGTGGTTCCCGATAGTTGGTGAAAGATGCCAAGTAATTGAGTTTCCGTGTATTTACATTGAATGCGAAATATTGGGTATTTACATTGAATGCGAAATATTGGCAAACAGGTGCGGAGATTATATTTACTACGTTCCAGAGAAGCATGCCTATGGAATGTTGGCAGCCGGAGCGTTCCGCCCAATCCGCACTCAGGCCCAGATCGAGCGGGAAGGGCTAATCATCATCGCCACGCGAGTCCTAAATCACGATGACGTGCTGACCGAACGGCACGCTGCCGAGGCGCTGTATGATGCCGGAATGCTAAAGCTGCCTGAGGGCTACCGGATAGAGCGTTAACGGTGGTACAGTAGTTTTAACAGCCTGCCGCCGGCGTAAATAGGCGGATACGCTAGGCCGGATACGCGTACTCCGAAAACCGGCACTTGGCTACCTCCGGGTAGTCTTTTTTTTGTGTGATGGTGTATAATTGGTGTATGGAAAAACGACCAGTAGGTAGACCAAGAACAACAGTAGAAGACCTCCCGCAAGACTGGAAGCAGATCATTATGGACTGCGGTCAGGATGGCGGAAGTGCTGTTGAAATGCGATGCCTGCTTGCATTGGGCGAGTCGGCATGGGGCACCTTGCTAGAAGACTCGGCAGATTTTCGACGAACCGTAAAAAGCGGGCAAGACTTATGCCAAGTTTGGTGGGAGCGACAAGGCCGCAAGATGACAACCGGCGCGGACGGTAACGCAACGGTCTGGATCTTCAACATGAAGAACAGGTTTAGCTGGCACGACAAGCAGCAGCTTGACCACACAAGCTCAGACGCAAGCATGACCCCCAAAGACCACGGAGCCGCCGTTCTAGCCGCATTGCGTGCCAAGCATGACCCCAAGTGATGTAGCAGAGAACAGAACCGACCTACTAACTTTTATTCGAACAATGTTCCAGGCGCGCAAGGGCATAGACATAAAGCGAAACTGGCACCAAGATGCAATATGCAATGCCCTTGAGCGCGTCGTTATTGGTGACTGTAAGCGGTTAATTATTAACGTCCCACCGCGATCAGGAAAGACAGAGCTGGCGGTAATCAACTTCATTGCCTGGTGCATGGGCAACTTCCCAGACTCCGAGTTCATACATGCCAGCTATTCAAAGCGCCTAGCCACGGCCAACGCTTACGCCGTTCGAGCTATCATGCAGCATGAGAGGTATCTGGAGGTATTCGGGCACACGTCAATGTCTGGCGATTCACGCGCCAAGGATGAGTTTAGAACGGCGCAAGGCGGCATCGTCTACGCTACCGGCGCGGGAGGAACAATTACGGGCTATGGCGCGGGCAAGATGCGTGCCGACTTTGGCGGGGCGATTATCATTGATGACCCTCACAAGGCTGGTGAAGCCAACAGCCCAACGATGCGGCAGAACGTGCTGGACTGGTTTGCCACCACAATGGAAAGCCGCAAGAACAGCCGTGACACTGCCATCATCGTCATAATGCAGCGGTTGCACGAGTCAGACCTTAGTGGCTGGCTACTTGACGGCGGCAACGGCGAGGACTGGGAGCACCTAAACATTCCAGCGCTTACCGAAGATGAGAAGTCATTCTGGCCTGAGCAGTTCGGGCTAGACACGCTGCACCGCATACGCGACACCAACGGTTACGTGTTTGCCGGTCAATATCTACAGCGACCAGCCCCAATAGGCGGCGGCATATTCAAAGATGAGTGGTGGCAGTATTATAAAGTCCTGCCCAAAATCAAATACCGTGCCATCTACGCAGACACCGCACAGAAGACCAAAGAACAGAACGACTACAGCGTGTTCCAGTGCTGGGGCATGGGCGAAGACGGGCGCATATACCTGATCGACATGGTGCGCGGCAAGTGGCAAGCACCGGAGCTGCTAGTAATTGCCAAGGCGTTTTGGGATAAGCACAAAGCAGAGCCTCGCATTATGGGTACGCTCAGGCAATTCAAGGTAGAAGACAAGGCAAGCGGAACCGGCTTGATTCAGCAGCTAAAGCAGAAGAAGGTTCCAGTCGACGGAATACCCCGAAGCATAGACAAGGTGTCTAGGGCTATGGATGCTGCACCCCATGTTCAGGCGGGCAACGTAGTATTGCCAGAAGACTCAGAGTGGTTGTCTGATATACTAAACGAAGCAACAAGTTTTCCGAATGCTTCGCACGATGATACACTTGACCCGATGATGGACGCCGTATCTGATATGCTAATCGAAAAACAGCGGCCAAGTTACGCCGATCTACTATAGGACATAACATGCCCAGCTTCCCCGGCAGATTCGCAGACGGCATAACCAGCCTCACCAACAAGCTGGCCAACCGCCGCAACGCCCAGTCAAGCAACCGCATGACCAGTAGCCGCGTTGACTGGGATGAGCTGCGGGCGATCTATAAAACGGGCGTAGGCAGCAAGATCATTCGCATCAAGTCCGGCATTGCGCTGAACGACACGTTGCAATTTGAAAGCACAAACGACAAAGAATATTACGAAACTCGTTTGCAGCAGCACGTTAAAAACGCGTGCAAATTCATGCTGTCATTCGGTCGCGGGCTGATTGTCATCCAAGAGCCTGGCGCGGATCTTAGCCAGCCATTGCCAACAATCAACGACTGGTCGCGGGTCAATTACCAAGTGTTCAGCGGCGACATGGTGTACGTCCAGAGCATCGAGTACAACCTGGCCAGCCCTAACTATTACAAGCCCCAGGCGTACAGCGTGCGCGGGTTCACCATCCACCCGAGCCGTGTGGTTGACATGACCTACGTTCAGCCCGTTGAGTTTGACGCGCCTGAATACTCCTTCGGTGGCATTTCTGAGTTTGAGTTAATCCGCAATGAGCTGGTAGCCGACCAGGTTATTCAGCGTGCAGTGCCGGCCATTCTTGAGAAGTCATCGACACTGTTTTACAAGTTGGATGGCTTCAGGGAGTTACTGGCAGACCACAAGTCTACTGAGCTGGTGGAATACTTCTCACAATTAGAAAACCTGCGGTCTATATACGGCGCGGGCATCGTTGACAAAGAAGACGAGATTGAAGTACACGCCCAGTCACTAAGCAACCTTGCCGAGTCAGATATGATTACCCTGCGCCGCTTGGCCATGGTGACGGGCTTGTCACTGTCCACTCTAGTAGGTGAGCCACCCAAGGGCTTAAACAGCAGCGGTGAAGGTGACAGACAGGTTGATATGCAGACGATCAAAGGGCTTCAATCCGAGTTCCTGCTAGACAAGATCAACCGGCTGATGACTATGCACGGGCGCGGGCGTGTTTGGTTTAAAGAGAACCAGGGGCAGACCGACAAGGACCGCATCGCGCAAGAGACTGAGGTTATCAAGAGCGCGTTGGTGTTGTGGAAGATGGGGCTGGATTACGAGAAATATCTTGAGAAGCATGATGTAATCGAAGTTGATGCGTTTGAGCAAATGTTTGGCTCGTCGGAAGATATGGAACAATCCCCAGACCCTGAGCAACCCGAGGTGAGTCTTGAACAATTGCTGGAGGGACAAGGAATGACAGACTCAGACTTTGACGAAACAAAAATAAATCGTGGGGACGATGGAAAGTTTGGCTCTGGAGGAGGATCGTCAAGCAGCGAATCAGAAAGCTCAGATGACGGGACCTCAGAATTCAAACATGGCTTTGTTTCTTACGGTGTTGACGTAGAAGAAAAATTCGATGATGAGGGGGAGGAGCTTGATGGGGAAGAATATGTTTTAATCGACAAGATAGAAGTTGACGAAGAGATGAGAGGGAAAGGGTTGGGAAGAAAATATCTAAGAGAATCAATAAAAAATATCGAAAAAGAGCACCCTGGGCTGCCAATACGATTAGCCGCACTCCCTGACCCCGGCACAATGGATATGAGTGATCTCGTCGACTTCTATGAAACGGAAGGGTTTGATGTGACAAACACCGCCGGGGATGCCGTGGTGATGGAATATACGTCATGAAGCGTGAAGTCAAAGCACCCAAGGGCGCTAAGCTGAAAGCGCCCGAGCCTCCTAAAAGTGAAATACGCCAGTTCGGTAACGCCATTGAGTACATGGTAGACCAGATGGCACAGCGCTGGCGGACGCAGATATTCAGCGAGTTGAATCAGGATACGGTTGCCAAGTTCGCGGACTCAGTAGCCATGCAAGACGCCAAGCAATCCGGCAACTTTGCCAAAGTGTTCTTGACCATGGCCGCACGTGTACAGCGCAAGCTGTTGAAGCAGTTTGACGGCGAACGCCTGGACAAGATGGTTGGCAAGTACACGGGCAAAGTAGACAAGCGCAACAAGTCAGAGTTTTACCGGCGGGCATCAAATGCTGTTGGCATTAGCCGCGAAGAGCTAGAGGCTACCGAGGGGCTAACCTTCCAGATCAACGCATACAAGGCAGAAACCCAGCAGTGGGTAAAGAAGATGCGTGACGATACCCTACAGGAGTGGACGAGCAACACGCTACGGCAAATGGCCGAAGGCAAGGGCTTGCCGGAGATCATGGAGCAGTTTGACGGCATGGCAGAGAAGCGCAAAGGCCATGCCAAGATGGTTGCACGTACTCAGATTGCTACGTTCAACAGTTTGACCAGCAAGGCGCGGGCGCAGAACTTGGGGATCACTAAGGCGCGGTGGGTCACGTCCGCAGATGAGCGCGTAAGGCCCAGCCACTCTAGCCGTAACGGCAAAAAGTTTGTTTTGTCAGAAGGTCTTTATAATTCAAAAGACGGCAAGACGCTAATGCCTGGCACCGACTACCAATGCCGCTGCGACTATGAAATGATAATCCCAGAAATGGAGCAATAACCGCGCCAATTTGACACCGGCACGCCATAACATTACCATTACACAAACATGCCAGAAGGCTAAGAAATGCCCGAAAAAATCCGTAAACAGTTTGCTGATTTGGCTGTCTATTCAGAGACGGCCAGAACGGCTGTGTCTGTGCGTGATGGTGTTCTCGAATACCTTGGCACCGAGCTTGGCCTTGAGCCTCTGGACAAAGTGTTTACTGTCTATCGCTCACCGGCCACCATCGCCAACGCCGCTTACGCCATGGCGGGCATCCCTCTCACTGACGAGCATGTCAGCATGGAAGGGCCTGCACTTGACTCAGGCAGCCGCGTCGAGTCATCCGTAGTCATTGACCAACTTGACGAATCCACACACTCACGCCTTGCCGTGCAGAACAAGCTGGCCGTTAACGACACGCTCCAACTGCTATTGAAAGACAAGCGCGAGCTGTCCCTTGGCTACGAAGCCGACTTGGTTCCCCATAGCCGTTGGGACTTTGAGCAAATAAACGTCGTACCCCATCACCTTGCCGCTGTACCTGCTGGCCGTTGTGGCTCATTGTGCAGCTTCATTGACCGCAAACCTGATACACCCGTAAAGCCCCAGGAGGGCGACACCATGAAGCCGAAGAAGTTAATCAAGGCGTTTACCGACGCTGAAGGTTCGGTTAGCTTGGAACAGATCGTGGAAATTGCCACCGGTCTGCCTGAGGCTATCCGAAAAGTACCCGTTGACCAGCTCGTAAAGCTGATGCCAGCCATGCAGGAAATTATGTCTTACGCTAAAGAGCAGGGCGTCATGCCTGCCGAAGAGCCTGAGATGGAAGGCGAAGACATGGAGGGCGAAGAAAAGGAAAAGATGGACGAGGAAAAAGAAGGCGATAAAGAAAACTTCGCTGACTCTTCCAAGTTCAAGGACGCCGTGGCCAGCGCCGTCAAAGGCGAGGTTAAGCGTTACGCCGAAGTGGTCAACAAAGCCCGCAACTTCGTGGATGCTGATTACGACTTCGCGGACAAGAGCGCCAACCAGGTGATGCGCGACGCCCTGGCCACCCAGAGCACTGACAAGTTCGAAGATTCCGAATTGCCGGTTGCCTTTAAACTGCTACGGAAACCAAACACCGACTATTCACAATTTGGCGACACCAAGCCCGATACGGGTCTTGAATCTCGCATCTCTGACACTTTGGGGGAGAAATAACCCATGGCCTTTAAAGACACCACACTACAAGACAACCCGGATATGGGCGCAGGCGAGGTCATTAAGGCCAGCCCACACAATATTTCCGCATTCGAGATCTTCGAGGATGGACTGGTTGAGGGACGCTTCTGCAAATACGATACCGGAAGCATCGACAACATGGACGGCAGCGCATCACCAGTTGTCGCAGGCATTGCACGCCGCAAGATCACCGGCGAGATTGGCACCGGCATCTATAGCACCACCGGCCAAGAGATTGACCAGGTGGCCGAGGTTATTAACTTCGGCTTTGCCACCGTTGCCGTGACCGACGCAGCCACACCGGCTAAGTATGGCTCTGTTCAGTTCGTTAATGCGAGCGGCGCAGACGCAGGCAAGGCCACCGACGCCGCCGTTGCTTCCGGCATCGTGAGCGCGGGCGACGTAGTTTTTTGGGAACCCAAAGCCGCTGGCGTTTGGCTCGTTCGCATCAACAAGTTTTTGTAAAGGGGATTGACAATGAAGACTGATATTAAGCGGGTACACTCCCTCTACGGGATCAAGTCCTTTGACGCTGCCGCACAGTATGCAAAGAAGAATTTCAAAGACGAAGGCGGCATTATTTTGGCGCGCAACCTTGAGCATGTAAGTGCCGAGATCTTCACGCAAGAGTTTGCTGGCCTGACATTCCTGAATCAAGGTATCGCGGTTAACAACGAAGGTGGCTATGCTACTAGCATCCGCAAGCTAAAGCTGCGCACTGAAGGCGGCTTCCGCGAGTCCGGTAGCAACACCAACACCACCGGCAAGATCACGCTGAGCGGCGAAGACGACAGCATCCCAGTGTTCACCAAGGAAGCCGAATCTGACTGGTCCGAGATCGAACTGAAGCAAGCAGAGCTTGAGAATATCAACCTGCCGAGCCGGTTCTTTGAAGGTCACGCTGAACTGTATAACCGCGAGATTGACGACATCGGTTATCTGGGCCAGGTTCGCACCGACGGCAGCCAGAAGACCACGGGCCTGCTGAACTACTCCGGCTTCACCAGCAATAGCGCCGTTGCAACCGCCGCCGCATCAACTGGAGAGGCTTTGTACGGCGAAATTGCGGAGCTTATCACTAGCCAGTGGGCGGGCGTTCTGAACGTAGACGCCTACATGGCCGACCGTGTGACTATGCCCGCGAGCGTTTACAACATCTGTTCAACCAAAATCCTGAACTCTGCCGGTTCTGAAATGTCCGTTCTTAGGGCGCTTCAGAGCAACTTCCCGACTGTTACCTTTGGCCTGACAACCAAAGCCGAGGCCGCAGCTGGGGACGCTACATCATCCGTAACCGTAGCGTTCAGCTCCAACCGTCGAGCGGTACAGTTCCGTTTGCCGGTTCCGCTGAACGTGTCCAGCGTAGACCAGCGTGGCTTTAAGTATTACGTTGAGTCGTATTTTGGTCTGGGCGGTCTGGACGTAATCGAAGACGACGCGGCGCAGATCCTAACGGGCCTGTAAGCCAGTGGCCAGCCGCTAACACAGGGCTGGCAATCTTTACGGAGTGACGTATGGACGATTTTAAAGAGCACAAGTCTATGCCCAAGAAGGCACCGGCGGCACCGGCGCCGACCGGCATCAAAAACATATCCGGTCGCCGACATAAAGTGTATGGCAGTATCGTTCAGCCTGGTGCAACGTACACGCTAACCGACGCGGACAAAGCAGACGAGCATAACGGCAAGCGAATCAAGAACGCCATTGCTTCGGGCAAGCTAGAGCGAGTGTAACTGATGCCCCTTATTGACGACTTTAAAGCACGCTTTCCCGAGTTCGACAACGCGACTGTAGATCAGTACGTGCCGATACTGGAGCCGCTGTGGTCGTGTTATTGGGGCGGCAGTTATGACGAACCGTGCGGTAAAGAGATCGTGCTGAATCTGATTGCTCACTTGATCGTGGGCGAGACGACTGCTGGCACCGGCAACATAAAGTCAACTCAATCGAAATCCGTGGGCAGCGTGTCTGTGTCATACAGTCAGGGTTACGCGGCAACCAGTGAGCGTAACGCATGGCTTGGAACAACTCGCTATGGGTCGCGGTACTTGCTGCTAACCTCTCGCAGCGCTGGAGGGGTGTTCGTATGACTTTGACTCCCCAACAAATGCTAGACCGTACCGGCGCGTACCTTGCCAACCTTGAGAAAGCTAAGCGCGGCTATGTAGCCGTAGGTCTTCCCGCCGAGGAGGTGGGGAGCACGGTTTACGACGATGGGCAAACCGTTGCACAGGTAGGGGCTCAGCATGAATACGGCGCAGGCGTTCCACGGCGGTCATTTTTGCGTACGCCGTTTACGGCCAAGCGAAATGAACTGTCTACAGCCATTGCCAAGCAGTTTGAAGATGTATTCCAGCGCGGCAAGAAAGCAGAGCAGGCGCTAGGCTTGATTGGAACGGTTGCCGTTAATATCAGCAAGGGCGCATTTACAACGCGGGGCTATGGTGAGTGGCCGGACATTACGCAGGCAACGAAGGATGACAAGGGCAGCAGCCAGGTGTTGATCAACACCGGCACCTTGCGCAACTCGACAACATACGTAGTGCGCGGCTTATGAGCATACTAGACGTATCCGACGCCCTCACAGACTGGGAGCGGCCAACGGTTATCAAGACCGTAACCGAGTCTACCGTAGACTTTGAGCCCGTCACCGTCGTTACAGGCCGGTCACAACTGTGCGTTGTGCAGGTGGCGGACAAAGAAAAGATCAACCCAGGAACCATTGATTGGTCGCTTGAGTACATCATGGTTCACAGCCGGTCAGGTATCGAGATTGACGACCTGATAGAGCATGACGGGCGCGACTATAAGGTGACTGACCGAGGGCCATGGCGCGGCTATGGTTATGTTGAGGTTGTTGCGGCTGAAACTAAGGGGCCATTGGTGGGGGTCACATGAACG